CGGATCTGGCAATTACATTCTTGACGAAAATGTTTATCAGGGAGCAAATCTTGCTTATGCTACAGTGGTTGCCGAAGTCAAGCATTGGATTCCAGAAAACAAGATTTTGGAAGTTGTAAACATCAAGGGAGCATTTAGTAATACTCTACCTGTTATTGGCGTCACATCAAACACTCGTTATACTCTAACAAGCAGTGATGATTTGGCAGACTTAGTTGATTATGATGATAGTGATAACAGAGTTATTCAAAATGAGGCCGCTACATTTATTGATTTGAGTGAAATTAATCCATTTGGAGTTCCATAATGCTATCAAGTCAATACTTTTATCATCAGCTAACTCGTAAGTATGTTATTCTTTTTGGTAATATGTTCAATACTATTACCGTAATGAGAAAGAACAAGGAAACTGGCAGTGAAATAGAACGCTTTAAAGTGCCTATCGTATATGCTCCAAAAGAAAAGTACTTTTCACGACTAAGAGCGGATCCTGATTTGAACAGACCTATTCAGGTTTTGCTTCCTCGCATGTCGTTTGAACTTGTTGGCTTTCAATACGATGCTACCAGAAAACAAAACTCTCTAATAAGAAATAGTAGTGCAAACACTTCAAGCAAGTTTGCAACTCAATACATGGGTGTACCATACAATCTATCTTTCGATCTTCAAATATATGCTCGTAATGTGGACGATGGTACCCATATTGTTGAGCAAATTTTACCTTATTTTGCTCCTGGTTATACGATCACGGCCAATGTTATTCCTGAGATGGACTTTCTCAAAGACATTCCTATTGTTTTGAACAACGTAACAAACACTATTGAACATGAAGGTAACTTTGACTCTGTTAGATATGTTTCATGGACACTCAACTTTACAATGAAAACATACTATTTTGGTCCAGTTGCCACTCAGGGTATCATCAGAAAAGTCTTTACAAATATCTATCATGATGATAGTCTTCAAGCAGGATCTATTGTTCGTGTTAACACAAACAACGGAAATAATGGAACATATAAGATAGATGATACTGTCTATCAGGGCGGTAACTATCAGACTGCTACAGCATTCGGTAAAGTATTTGCATGGAATGCAAACACAGGCAAGCTTGTGATTACAGGCGCACAAGGTACGTTTACGACAAACAGTAAGATTATAGCGGTATCTACGAATGCTTCTTACAATCTTTCATCTTTTGAAGCAGCTCCGCTCAAGTTGGTTGAGATCAAGATTGAACCTAATCCTATTGATGCTGAACCTGAAGATGATTACGGATATACAACAACTATTACAGAGTGGCCTAATACAATATGAGTAAGACACATGATGCGCTAAGTGAAGCTCTTGGTATAGAATCTTCAAAAAGTGTGGAAATTATACCGCCGAAGAAAGAACAGGAAGTTACAGTCAATACTCCGCATGAGGAAGATGACATAAAAGCCGACTATAATCTTTCTCGCAGAACTTTTCGTGATTTGATTAGTAAAGGCAATCAAGCTATTGAAGGCATTACCGACTTGGCTAAAGAGTCGGAAAGTCCAAGAGCATATGAAGTTTTGGCTACACTTATGAAAACTGTGGCAGATACAACCAAAGACCTTTACGATTTGCAGAAGAAGACTAAAGACCTTAAAGATAATGGCAAAAAAGAAGAAACTACTGTAACAGTTGAAAAAGCAGTGTTTGTTGGCAGTACAGCCGAATTACTTCAACGAGTTAAAGAAGAGAAGAGAAATGAAAAGCTTTAAACAGTTTATAAAAGAGTCCGTCGGTTCTTCGCTTTCACAGTGGAAAAATGAAGAACCTGTCAAATATACCGAGCATCTTCAAAAGTTTTTTGGTAAACCAGACGAATTGACCGCTAATAGAGCAGTATGGTATGATGTAGACGGATTCAAGAGAATTGAAGTGTTAGATGAGTATATTCTACACTCTTCGCCTGTGCCACACTACGACTATGTTTATTCTTATGTTGATCTAAAAGTTCCACATAAGTTGTCAAATGCTTTGGCAGATAGCAGCGAGAGCATTCTTCTTGATCATCTTAAAGGTGAAGTTGGCGCGAGATGTGCAAGTCTAAGCGCAAATGCAGTTACAATACAGTATGTGCTAGATGTGGTAGAAGGTAACGTTAAACCAAGTAAAGAAGAATATGAGTCTCGCATCAAGTCAATGAAGGCGATGTTTAAGAATGGTAAAAAGTATGAACTTGATTGGTGGCCAGATGAGACGGGTGACGCTGATCCAAAGAATCCATATTATAAATGAGACAATCAAATGAAAACTTTTAGAGAGTTTATATTAGAACAAGCAGAACATCCTGGTGGAGTAGAAGCTACTGCTGGTGTTGGATTTGGACTAGGAAAAGAACAACAAAGATATAGATTTAAAGTTTCCGAACTAATAAAACACGCTCAAGACAAAAAAACTAAAGCGTTGAAAGTTGATTCCCTGGCAAAGAGAACATTAGGAAATCGTGAAGGCGAATCAAAAGAAAGCGAAACAAAAAGAGTTCAAAATGCCAGCCTAGAACATCCTATTATTACAACTCGTCATCCTGAACACGGTCATGTTGTCTTAGACGGAACTCATAGACTACAAAAAGCAAGAGATGCTGGACATGAGACTATTCAAGCAAGAAATATTCCATGGCGCGAAATGAAAAGATACAGAATAAAAGAATGAAAACGTTTCGTCAGTTTATCAGAGAACAAAAAGAAAGTATAGCACCTCAAGGAGTAATCTTTAAAGGTAATAAAATTGCTTTTGTCGGCGAAGAACATGGCACTCCAATAAAGTTGAATCCTGATATTCTGCGAAGAGTTCAAGATATTGGTAAGAAATATGGTTATTGGTACGAAGGTAGTGGTGGCGGCGCAGACAATAACAAGAAAATTTTTGGTAATAGAAGTAACTATGAAGGATCTTGGGACGATGAGTTTAGAAAAGAAATTGATGGTTATCCAATAGAGTTCATTTATACATTATTTTCTAATCCTGAGGTTAATGGTCAAAAAGAATCATTAATTGATCTAAAACTTTCCATATTTGACAGCATTCTAAAGAATCAAAAGAAGTTCTCTTTCTTCAAAGATAGAGAGTATGGTTCAGCAGAGTTAAAAGAGTTTTTAACCAAAGCAAGTGAATCTCACACGAACTTTATAGAATTAAGCAGCCAACCAGCAACAAAAGAAAATGTTGCATCTTTCATTGACAAAGGTGACAAGCTAATGTGGCCGAAGAACTGGGAAGAGTATCCAAATAATGCTGGTAAACTTGCAAAAAAAGCAAATGATATGAGAGATAATTATCTGTTGAGTAGAACAGAAGGAGTTTATTTTGCTGGTTCAGGACATCTAAAAGACCTTATTGATCTTGATAGTTCTTTAAAATTGATTGGCGGAGAAAAGATTGAGTAAAGGTTACAATAACAATCCAAATCTTCCAAAAGAAGATTACAAACATGCTTTCTCTCAGCAAGAGCTAGACGAGTTTATAAAGTGCGCTGACGATCCTGTATACTTTGCCACAAAATACATGAAGATCATCAACGTTGATCATGGTCTTATGCCATTTCGCATGTGGGACTTTCAGAAAGACATGCTCAATACGTTTCATGAGAATCGCTTTTCCATCTGTAAACTTCCACGTCAGGTCGGTAAGACAACTACATCTGTTGCATTTTTATTACACTACATTCTGTTCAATGAAAATGTAAACGTAGCCATTCTTGCCAACAAGGCCGCAACAGCCCGCGAAATCATGGGTCGTCTACAGTTAGCTTTTGAATATCTACCGCGCTTTCTACAGCAGGGCGTCAAAGAATGGAATAAAGGTTCTATTGAACTGGCAAATGGATCTCGCGCTCTTGCGGATTCTACTTCTGGCAGCTCTGTTCGTGGTCGTTCCTTTAACGTAGTATTCCTTGACGAGTTTGCGTTCGTTCCGAACAATATTGCCGAAGCATTCTTCATGTCGACCTATCCTACTATTTCTTCTGGTCAGACAACAAAAGTTATTATCGTTTCCACTCCCAATGGACTCAATCAGTTCTATCGTATGTGGACAGAATCAGTTGAACATCGCTCTGATTATGTTCCTGTAGAAATTCACTGGAGTATGGTACCAGGTCGCGACGAGGCGTGGAAAGAGCAGACTATTCGTAATACGTCCGAAGATCAGTTCAGACAAGAGTTTGAGTGTGAGTTTATTGGTTCTACAAACACTCTTATTCATCCTGCCAAGTTGAGATCGCTGGTCTGGTTAAATCCAGTTCGTCATGATGGATTCATGGACATTTATAAAGAACCCGAAGCAGGACGCACTTATACGATGACAGTAGATGTGGCCGAAGGTCAGGGTCTAGATTACTCGACGTTTTCTATATTTGATGTTACAGAAATACCTTATAGGCAAGTTGCTAAATACAAAAACAATAAGATTACTCCACTGCTATTTCCAACAATCATTCTGCAAGCTGCAAAGATGTATAATGAGGCATTTGTTCTGGTGGAAATCAACTCAATTGGACTTCAGGTAGCCGACATTCTACATTTTGAACTGGCTTATGACAATCTGATAAAGATTCAAGCTAAAGGTAAACAAGGTCAGCAGTCTACACCAGGATTTACCAAAAAGATCGCTTATGGTCTTAAGACTTCGGTCCAGACGAAAAACATCGGATGTGCCAATCTCAAGACGCTAATCGAAAGTGATAAACTTATTATAAACGACAAAGACACAATTTCAGAGCTGATGACCTTTTCTTCTGACAAGAAGAGTTTCAAGGCAGAAGAGGGCAATACTGACGATTTGGCTATGACTTTGGTACATTTTGGATGGCTTACCGCTCAAAGATACTTCAAAGAAAACATTAAAAACGACATACGACAAACTCTGCAAGAAGAGCAATTGAACTTACTGGATCAAGATATTATGCCTTTTGGCGCCATATCTGGATATCAAGGTAATGATACGAGCATGGATTATGAACTAGATGAGAATGGTAATGTATGGTTTGAGGATAGAAGCAAAAGATATCCTTGGGACGACTTAAATTGGAAAGTTAAACTGTAAATCTTGCTTTTTCTAAATAATAGAGAATAATATCCATTCTTATAAAGGAGAAATACTATGGCAAATCTATTGTCACCTGGTGTTTATGTATCAGAATTTGACTTGACAACTATAGTTCCAACAGTCGGAACTACAGATGGCGCATATGCTGGTACATTCGCGTGGGGTCCTGCAAACTCAGTTATGCTCATTTCCAATGAAGTATCGCTAGTTAACACTTTCCGTAATCCATCAAATAACAACTATATCGACTTCTTTACCTGCGCCAACTTCCTACAGTATGGTCAAAATCTTAAAGTTGTTCGTGTTATGGGCGCTGACGGCAGAAACGCCGTATCAAATACGACCGCCGATTTAGCAAATAACGATTTGCAAATTCTCAACAGAGATGATTACGAATATAATTATGGCGCGATTGCAAATGCTACCTCAAATTCTACTGTAACTTTTAGCCGTCAAGCGCAGTTTGCTGCCAAGTATCCAGGCGTAATTGGCAATAGTTTGAAAGTTTCTATGTGCGCTAATACAGTTGCATACTCAGGAGTAATGTCACTTAAAGCTAATGTAGGTACCGGCAATGCTCACGTTATCTTTACTGATAACCCAGCTGCTGATCCAAACAGAGTATTGAATGTAGGTGATTTCATAACGCTAACAGGAAATGTTATTAATCTTCAAAGTGGCGCGACTACTTCTGCGCTAGGTTCAGTAACAGCTAAAGTTCTTGCAATTACCTCTGAAAACGTAAGGATTGATACCGCATCAACTGCCAACATCACAAACGCTACAGTTACAGCGACATGGGAATATGCAGGAAACTTTGATGATGCTCCAGGAACATCTGAAGTTGGTGAAGATTTGGGTGCTGTAAACGACGAATTGCACATTATCGTAGTAGACGAAGATGGTTTGTTCACAGGAAGAAAAAATCGTGTTCTTGAAAGA